TTCACATATGCAACTATGTTAGAAAAATTTTCTAATATTAAGCTGTATTAGGTATACTTTTCTACTACATATTAACACTTGCCTCTGTGGTTAACACTTAATTTTCCTGATCTGTGTGTTTGTACATGCATAACGTACGTATACGGGGTGGCGGCCCATGCCCACCCCATTGTTTACGCAGATTTCGGTCATATGTCATGGGATTTGCCGCAATGTTTTGATCAATCTTGGCATTGCTTAAACATTCAATCTATAAACCGTTGCCCTATATAGGTTTTTCTTTTGCTGGCAATTGTTATGCTATCACTTGCCTTTTTTCACCATGAAAAAAACCAGTAGTTTTTGACACACCGCATGCGTTGCTTTGGCGGTGCATACCCTATGAGAACAAAGCAGGAACGGTCATGTGTGACATATTTGCAACAGTGTGACATTCCCACTGTGACATAAATACCACACAGATAACGTAAATTTTCACCATGAAAAAAAGTGAAATATGTGTTTTTTCGCATTGCCAAAGCAATCAAAATTTGATCTAATCATACATGGCAATAATGCCAAGCAACAAATAAATGAGGTTTATCATGACTATCACTATCAACAAGACCAATGCCGCCAAGATCGTTAATGCTGTTATTGAGTATGAAAGCAATCTGTCTGACATGTTTCATGTAAACTATGACAAGGTTTATCAACCATTGCTTGATCTAATGAAAGCACGCCAAGCATACAAGGAAACACAAAAGACTGGCGTCCAAAAGGCAATGCTTGCTTGGGACCAAAACTATAGCATACGCGACAAAGCTGGAAATTATCGCATCACGCCAAAGACCATGAGCGCGGCAAAATTTGCGCTAGATACGCCAAAAGAACGCCTCTTTCAAATTGCCACCGCATGCAATGCCGCTTCTCTTGAGGGTGTTTATAACAACCGTAATTTTGATCAAGAGCCTACACAAAGAACACGCAAAAATGCGAGCGCAAGCAAAACGCCAGCAAGACAAAGCAATCCTGATAACATTTCCAATTGGAAATTGCCTGAAATTGTTGCTGGCATTCTCGCGAATGACAAATATGGCGACATGAATGCGCCGGAAATTGTCGCATTGCTTGGAACAATTGCTCAAACACTATGTAAAGACAATGGTGTCAAACAAGCGGCCTTTTCACAAGCAATGGCCAAGACAAAGAAAGCGGCATAAGCTTACACAACACGCAACATACTGGCCGGGCATAATTGCCCGGTCTTTTTTTTGCGCCTAGTGTTTTAATGTGTTAATACATGAATACAGCCTGATTGCTCACCATATGACTACGGTCATAAGTGGGTGGTGGGTGGTGGTGGGGTGTGTGGCAAATAAATTTTCATCATGAAAAAAAGTGGGTGGCTACACGGCTTGACTTATCTTTTCTGTATGATACTATAAGGAATGCTTGGCAGTGATGCCACTTTTATGGGTGGTGGTGATGTCAACATAAAACAAAAATTTTCATGGTGAAAAAATATAGGAGGTCATATATGGCTAAACACTTAAATCTAGTGTGGGATAATGGCAGAATGGTTCCACCATCGCGTACTGCCAGATCACACTCAAGGCATTATGTGCCATCGGGTCAAGATGCCTACATGCAAACTTATGGGCATGTAAACTGTCAACATCTATTCAAACACACTCATGAAACATATGAGGATGTTCAATTTGCACAGGCGGCTGTTGAATTGACAAATATGATTGATTGGGATACACTTTTAGAAAGTGAAGACTTCTAAACATCAACCGAAAATTTTCATGGTGAAAAAAATGACTATCTACAATCTCAAAAACTATCGTGACTATATGCGTAACGCTAACCAGACATTGCGTGAGCATTATGACAATGACCCACTCATTGTTGCCTGTCGTGAGGCGGCACGTACCAAGATTGCCAATGCTTTGCAGTCTGACGGTGTACTTGACTGGTCAATGTTACCTAACCTGCTCACTCGCAATCCCAAGCTGGTCAAGTCCGACAAAGAGGATGTGCTGACTGCTGGCATTGCAATGGCTGCATCATGGGCGTCTGGTTACAATGGGTGCAATGATGCGTCTATCGGGTGTGGTAAGGTCTGTCTTACATTTAGTGGTCATGGGCAAAAGCACATGGTTATTGATGGCAGACATCATGTTCACATTGCTCGTATTACTCGTATGCTGTTATGGATGGAGTATCGTGACCAATTCAAGGCTAGGCTGTTGCATGAGATACGATTACACAAACGCAAAGCTGACAGACTAGGTGTGACGTGTTCTGTGCGGCCTAATGTGGTGCAGGATATTATGTGGGAAAAGCTATTTCCTGAGATGTTCAGTGCCTTTCCTGACGTGGTATTCTATGACTACACCAAAAATATTAGGCGTGATGTCAGTCACATACCAAACTACAGCTTGACATTCTCGCTGAACGAATCCAACAGCTTGTTTATTGAAACAGCATTCATGAAAGGCTGGAATGTGGCTGTTGTGTTGCGTAATGCCGCAAAGGTTTTGCCCAAGCAATTTATGGGCAAGCGTGTCATCAACGGTGACGCACATGACTATCGGCCTAGTGATCCACATGGTGTGTTCGTTGGGCTGTTGCCTAAGGGTCCGACTGCTTGGAAAGACACATCAGGCTTTGTTTATGACGCATAAACGTGAATATGACTTGACTTCAAAGATACCAACAGGTATAACACCACTATAGCAACCAACAGAAAAGGAGATTTTGCTATGATTATCAACTACCTCGACACAAAACTGACTCTTCTTCGCTTTCGTCTTTCGGGCCACAAGCCTACCATTATCCGCAACAACAAGCGGGTGAGCCGTGGCTATTCAGTAGAATTGTCTGCCAAGGGTAACTTCATTGAAGTGAACAATGGCATGCAGGTTCAATACTTCACGAAAGCTAATCCTTTTCACAATGTTTATCGCATTGTGTCCAAGAATGGGAATGACTTCATCACGCACAGGGTGCAGTCATAAATTTTCATGGTGAAAAAAATCACCATCATTAATCCAGTGGCTAGGGCAATGGCGGTTAATCGCCGCCGTGCCTTAGTCGTACCACCCAAGAAGGGCAAAGGCTCTTACAACAGAAAGAAGGACAAGACAGATGCAAAGCAACAACAGTTCAAATTTCCAGAAGATCAAGGCTAAGAAACAGCCACGTAAAAAGTACAACAAGCCTCAACTTGTTTCGCGCAAGCAGGAGAGGAAGTTTGTACAACAACAAAAGCAAGTAGCATTTAGCTAGAAAGGAGTTATGTTATGGTAGGACTTTTAATAGTAACTGCATTCGCATTGTTCGCTAATGACAATGCTGAATTTTTCAAGGATGTAGAGGTGAAACGTGAACAAGGTTGTACCTTCACCTATGTAGGCAAACAATATGCGAGGCAACATGTTCCTCATATCGCATGGGGTGAGCATGTATATTTCAGCATGGAACCATGTAAGGAGAATGACGATGCCTAATCATACAGACAACAGAGTAACACTGTATCACAAAGACAGTCAGCAGATTGACATGATTTACAACATCATGAACACACCAGACACGCCACTGTGCCAGACACTTATCCCTATGCCAAAGGAACTTGAAGGCACAGCAGGATTTGATGAGAATGGTGTGGCAGGCTGGTACAAATGGCGTCTGGACAATTGGGGTACAAAGTGGGATGTGTATGATGCTCAATGTGATTACTTTGATGCTAACACACTGCGACTATATTTCGACACCGCATGGTCGCCACCTATGCGCATCTATGAAAAACTAACCGATATGGGCTTTGAGGTGACAGCACGTTACCTTGATGAAGGTTGGGGATACATCGGTGAATACGTTAATGGTGATGACTGGTGTACTAATGACGTTGAGAGTGTTGCTGAACACTACCCTGAACTGGACGAGGAGTTTGGTATTAGTGAGCGTATAGCTGAGTATCAGGATGAGGAGAATGCGGCATGACAATGGATATGATTCCACTTGTAGTGAACTGCATTGCCTTTGGCTGGTGCCTCGCACTGTTCTTACACAGAAAGGAGAACACAAATGACTAATGACCTACAACTAACAGACTATGAGCGTGGCTATCTGACTGCCTATTATGACACAGTTGTGTTTGATGCTATGGCAGACAGTTGTGACGAGGATTGGTTCGGTGTTAAGATAGGTGACAGGATGTTTGACCTGAACGCATGGGCAGATGAGGACACAGGAAAGTTTGTCTGTGTAGTTTATGACTGCATATGGGTGAACGATAGTTGGCAGACAAATTCTGTCCAGAATGGATGGGTGTTGACAGATGAGGCAGATGAATGAACTGCTGGAACTGTAAGACAGAACTTATCTGGGGCAGTGACTTTGATCTTGACCACGAGAATGAATCCTATTCAATGATGACTGCCCTGCACTGCCCTAATTGTGAGTGTGATGTAGAGGTATATTATCCAAAGGAGAATGAAACAATGACTGAATACAGACCTTTCATAGACAGGAAACATCTTATGCAACACATATCTGCATTGCTAGATGAGATTGATTTTCTGAGAGAACAACTGCAACCCCACGACACTGGACACATACACACTGCAATCGGTGTGCTAGAAAGTCGTGTAGATAAATTATGGGAGAGTATGAAAACATGATACAAGTAATTGGACAATTTGGTTGCGTCTATTGCGAATTGCTTTGCAATGACCTTGACCTGTATGCTATACCTTACAAGTACCGTGAACTTAATCCACGGCTGAAGCGTTGGTTTCGTAGGCGTGGGTACACAACAGTGCCACAGGTATGGTTAGACGGTGTACACATAGGTGGACACAAAGAGTTTCAACACTGGCTAAAGGAGCGAGAGAATGAATAGATTTCTAATTGACCATCATCCCGCTGGCATTGCTAAGTCATTGTGTGACAAGCATATTGTCAAGATGCCATTGGAAGAAGCACAGATGCTATCCTTTGCTGTCAAGCGTTATCTGCCTGACATTGAAGGCTTGCAGGGTGGTCCAAAGGCACACGCCAAGCACCCATGTACTCTATGGGCAGGTAATACACGAGCAAATTATATGTTCGGTTGCATGATGCTAGATGAGATGTCGCGTGAATACACAAGGCGATATGGCAAGGTGCATAAATGTTCACTGCTCTTGCCACGGCTAAAGGAACTTGCTATACATATTCCAGAAGGTCAGATCACCAAGCATCCGCAGTGCTTTGGCGAAGGCAATGACCATCTAAAGACTACAGAAACATGGCCTGTTGAGGCTTACAGAAACTACTACCGCTGGAAGTACGACACGACTGAGTGGTGTGGGAAATACAAACTGAGGGAGATACCAAGATGGCTAACAGAACGATAAAGATTGAACTGACAGCGGATGAGATGGATACCCTTGCCAGTAAGGTTGAGCATTACTGGATGATGTTTCATCCGTTTGGGTATGACACCCGACTTGACAAGCCAGCCTACTACGATAAAGATAGGAAGCTATGGGTTGCTGAGATAAGCAGACTTGAGAGTGCTGAGTGAAAGGAGAAATATTATGAGTGAAGAAAAGAGTGAATGGGAAATGAAGCGTGAAGCAGCAACGCAATGCTGGAAGGCAATGACGCCAATACAACGAGAAGCTGTGCTAACTCTACTGAAAGCATGGGTGCCAATTCGTAGCAGGGTAAGCCAGTTTTGCACCCTAGATTACGATGAACTGCGCCAAGTAGATGACGCATGGTGGGGGTTGAAGACTGCTATCGTTGACCGCGACGTAGAAATCAAAGAGTGGGAATTATAATGTTTGCTGAAGCACTTGTATGCCTAGCACTCAATGTGTATCACGAGGCACGTGACCAGCCCTTCATTGGGCAGGTTGCGGTAGCCCAAGTGGTAATGAACAGGGTCAAAGACAATAGATACCCTGACAACGTATGTGATGTAGTTACACAAGGACCAACCTACTCATGGAAGCCTGACTTCCCTGTGCGTCATCGTTGTCAGTTTAGCTGGTACTGTGATGGCAAATCAGATAAGGTAAAGGATGAGAAGGCATGGCAGGAGGCAATGCGTATCGCACATGGCGTGTACTATGGCAACCTAGATGACTTCGTTGAAGGTGCCACACATTATCATGCAACCTATGTTTTGCCTGAGTGGGCAGACAGCAAGACACCTATAGTGCAGATAGGCGACCACATATTCTATCGCTGGGATTAGTGCTTGACTATGTGTCAAATATATAGTATAACACAATATCACTTAACGGACAAAGGAGAGAGACATGCCGTTTGATTATATAAACCAGTCCATCGTGGACGTACCGCAACACCTTGATTTCCCTGTGAAATATGAGGATACCAAGGTAGAAAAACAGAAGTATGTCATCAATGGAAACACTGATGAATACATTGGTATCGTAGGTGATGGCTTCAAATGTGAGAACCACGGTGACTTCTTCCGCAGGGTATCTGCCACCATGACTGAGCATCTCCAGCCTCATGAGACTGAGGGTGCTGTAGTGACATGGAAGGATGCCTACAACAATGGCATGGCCATCATGGATGTTCGTCTACCTAACGTGTCTGCAAAGATCAGGACCGCTCGACACGAGACTGACGTGCAGCAGCGTATCATTGCCCTGCATGGAGTTAATGGTACATGTTCAAACGTGGCTATCTTTGGGGCGATTGATTTCTTCTGCCTCAATGGAATGATTATCGGTGAGCATGACACGGTGAAGCGTAAGAATACCAGTGGCTTTGATATGGATGCCTTCATCCGTAAGCTGGGAGCATCGAAGGATAACTTCTACGCTAGGACAGAACAGCTACAGCGGTGGGCAGAAAGTCCACTGGTCCATGTAGATGTCAAGGCTCTGCTTGAAAGCATCATGAAGAATGACAAGCAAGCTGAAAAGATGTTCGCCCTGTATCGTGAGGAAGCAGTGACTCGTGGTCAGAACCTGTGGTCCCTATACTCTGCCTTCACAAACTATGCGACATATGCTGATGAGCGTAATGGTTTCAAGCTGCGTGAAACTGGCAACGATACCGAAGCAAAGACAATGCTTGGACGTGAGTTTGATGTGACCAAGTGGATCAACACTGCTCAGTTCCAGTCACTTGTCATGGCAGCATAACATGAAGACTGTTCTGGAAATAGCGGATGAATATTATTTGTCCCATGATTTCAAGAACTTGCGTGACGAAACTAAGGCTTCGTACCAATACTTTCTTCGTGTCGCATTTGAGACAAAGATAGATGGTGCAAGCCTTGGTTCTCTGGATCATGCAAGCATCACCACGAAACAAGCCAAGCTGTTATATGATTTGTGGTGTGACAGAGGTATTCCATTCGCTAATCATATCATGTCTACCATTCGTATCCTGTACAACTATGCAGTGCGGATGGAGCATTGTAATCTAAACCCCTTCTCTATCGTCCGTAGACGCTCGTCCACGCCCCGCAAGGTGCTGTGGGGTAGAGAGGATATACGAAAGCTGCTAGACGTAGCCTACGGCGATTTTAACACACGTAACATTGGACTGATTGCACACATGGCATATGCTTGGTGCCAACGTGTAGGTGACATGCGTCTGCTGACATGGGATGCCATAGATTTTGATGAGGCGCGTGTGCATATTGAGCAGTCAAAGCGTAGGGCGGAAGTGTTCCTACCTATTGACGATGACTTGCTTGATATGTTACGTCAGCAACATGATGACTTTGGGTTTCAGCAGTACGTTGCCCCACGTCCGCAGCCTATTGGTGGTAGCTACATACCCTATAGCCAATACAAGCTGCCTCTACACGCACGTAAGCTGATGGACGAGGCAGGATTGTCAAACGAACTGCGACTGTCTGACCTGCGTCGTACTGGCACAACCGAAATGGTAGAGGCAGGTGTTGGTATGGCACAAATTATGTCGGTTACAGGACATGCTAATCCACAATCAGTCAAACCATACATGAAAAATACATATGAAAGTGCAAATACTGCATTGACAGCACGTAAAATACATGGTAAAAGCACTTAACTGCCGCACAGGAGAGAGTATATATGGATAATATATATAACATTGTAAGTGATATGAATGTACCAACAGGAACTACAGTGAGAACTAAGTGTCCTAACTGTGGTCAACGTACATTCACAGTGACCAACAACATGGGATCACTGGTATGGAATTGCTTTCGTATGTCTTGTAACCTCAAGGGTGGTACACGTGTGCATATGTCAGCGGATGACATCCGTATGCAGCTATCAGATGTTGAGAGATTTGCAGATGACTATGCCTTCGATGTTCCTGACTATCTTGTGCCGTACAATTATGACGTGGCTGAGTGGGCCAGCGAACTGTATGGTCTTGACGCAGAGGAACTAGGTTTGTTATATGATGTTCGTGAACACCGCGCTGTCTTTCCCATCAAGCATGAGGGTAAGATCGTAGATGCTACAGGCCGTGCGCTTGGTAGGCGTCTACCTAAATGGCGCAGGTATGGAAAAAGTGGCTTGCCATATGCTCATGGTTGTGGTAAAGTCGCCGTAGTTGTTGAGGACTGCGTGAGTGCCGCTGTGGTTGGTGGTGGTAACTTTGTCGGGGTTGCTGTGCTTGGGACATCTTTGTCAGATGCACACAAGAAGTATCTCACGCAGTTCTCAACAGCAGTCATTGCACTGGACCCCGACGCAGTACGCAAGACATTGCTGATGGCAAAAGAATTGAGAGGACATGTAGAGAATGTTCGTGTCCTCTACTTGACAGACGATTTGAAATATCGTAATACAACTGATATGAAAAACCTAGCCGACATAGGAGATAGATAATGGAAGTATCAATGCTAAGAAGTCTGATGGACAAGGGGTTCTACGATGACCATCGTGGTGCCAAGTGTCCTGACAGACTGTTCAGCGCAGACAATCGTAAGATTAAGCAGACGATTGACAAGGCGATGGACCACTACAATCGCAGTGTAACACCGGACGAGGTACAGGCTCTGTTCCTGTCATCTAACCCAACGATGACCACTGCACAGAAGACAGGCTTTGACAGTCTGTTTGCCCAACTCAAACGTGAAGCCCCGATGGGCAGCGACATTGCACAGGAAGTGCTGTCCAAGCTGTTCCAGAAGGTAGTGGGTGAGGACATTGCCAACATTGGCTTCGACATGGTGAGTGGTACTGGCGGTACAATGGAGACACTGCGTAACCTACTTGAGCGTTATGGAGATGACTTCACACCCAATCTCAATATCGAATGGGACGACATCACCATTGAGACATTGATGGCGAAGGCTGAACTTGAAGCACGGTGGTCATTCAACATACCTAGCGTTGCACGTAAGGTTGAGGGTGTCAGTGCTGGTCAGCTTATTGAGGTAGGCGCACGTCCTAACACTGGCAAGACATCGTTCCACGCCAGCCTAATCGCTGCACCAAATGGCTTCGCCCATCAGGGTGCCAAGTGTGTCATCCTCTGTAACGAGGAACCTACACACCGTGTTGGCGCACGATACCTGACCGCTGCCGCTGGCATGTCAGCACGTGAGGTCAAGGAGAATATGGCCAAGGCCAAGTCTCTGTATGAACCAGTGATGAACAACATCAAGATCAAGGAAGCATCTGGTCGTGACATGAATTGGGTAGAGAGTGTGGCCAAGACCTATCGCCCTGACGTTCTCGTGCTTGACATGGGTGACAAGTTCAAGGCAGATGGCGGCTTCGCCCGACAAGATGAGGCACTTAAGGCATGTGCTATTCATGCACGGCAGATTGCCAAAGCGTATGACTGCGCTGTGTTCTACATGTCCCAGCTTTCCGCAGAGGCAGAGGGTAGGTCACAGCTTAACCAGAGCATGATGGAAGGATCACGTACAGGTAAAGCAGCAGAGGCTGACCTGATGATCCTGATAGGTAAGTCACCGACTGTCGAGGGACAGGAGGAGGACAGTCCACTGCGGCACATGAACATTGTAAAAAACAAGTTGAATGGCTGGCACGGTATGGTAAACTGTGAACTAGACTATTTGACAGCGAGGTATGAAGGATGAAGATAACACTAGACGTAGAGAATACAGTCACACATCGTGACGGCAAGATGCACCTTGATCCATTCGAGACAGACAACAGTCTGACTATGGTTGGTGTACTAACGGATCAAGGACAGGAAGACTTGATCGTCTTTGACCATGAGGATCGTGAACCTACCATTGGTGGCTTCTCTATTATCCAGAAGTGGCTTGACGAGGCTACTGTCCTTATCATGCACAACGCAGCACACGACCTGCTGTGGCTGTGGGAGAGTGGCTTTAAGTATGATGGCCCTGTCTTTGACACGATGCTGGCTGAGTATGTCCTACAGCGTGGTGTCAAGGAGCCGCTGTCTCTGGAAGCATGTGCTGAACGCTACGATCTTGACACCAAGAAGCAGGATACCTTGAAGGAATACTTCAAGCGTGGATACAGCACACGCACTATTCCTATTGATGAACTGTCAGAGTATCTGTCTGCTGACCTACATGCTACGCAGCAACTGGCAGACAAGCTGATGTATCGCTTAAACACACCAGCAGACAGTGGTCTCATGGGTACAGTGGACCTGACCAATCAGGTTGCTGTCTGTCTGTCTCGTATTTATCAGCGGGGATTTACAGTGGATAAGAACGCACTAGAGAATGTGCGTGTTGAGTTTGAGAAGGAACGTGACCAGCTTACTGCCGACCTGCAAGCGCATGTACGTAAGCTGATGGGTGACACCCCTATCAATCTCAACAGTCCAGAGCAACTGTCTTGGGTCATCTACAGCCGCAAGGTAAATGACAAGCAGTTCTGGGCTACACAGATTGATCCGTACATGGATGACACATCCTTCCGCAGCTTGGTTGGCGCACATACTACCCGCCTGTCCAAGACACGTGCAGTGCAGTGTCGTGAGTGTAATGGTACAGGTTATGTTCGTAAGACTAAGAAGGATGGCACACCATTTGCCAAGCCTAATCGTTGCAAGGTATGTGATGCACAGGGCTATTTGTTCCAGCCTACCAATCAGATTGCTGGCCTCAAGTTCAAGCCTCCATCTGCAAAGTGGGCAAGTGCCAATGGGTTTAGCACGAGTAAGCAGAACCTTGAGACATTGGAAGGTGCGGCACGTGCCAAGGGTATGGACGATGCAGTGGACTTCCTATCCAAAGTCAGACGACTATCTGCTGTAGACACATACCTGTCGTCCTTTGTAGAGGGCATCAAGATGTTTACAAAGCAGGATGGTAAGCTACATGTTCGCTTACTACAGCATCGTACAGCTACAGGACGCCTGTCTGGTGCTGACCCTAACATGCAGAACATGCCACGAGGTGGTACCTTCCCTGTCAAGAAGGTGTTCGTGTCACGCTTTGATGGTGGCAAGATTATGGAAGCAGACTTTGCACAGCTAGAGTTCAGGGCTGCTGCTTATTTATCACAAGATGGAGTTGCAATTGAGGAAGTTTCTACTGGATTTGATGTACACGCATACACCGCGAAGGTTATTACCGATGCTGGTCAACCTACGGATCGCCAGACTGCAAAGGCGCACACGTTTGCTCCGCTCTATGGCGCAACAGGCTTTGGCAGAACACCAGCAGAAGCAGAATACTACACGCACTTCACGGAGAAATACAAGGGGGTCGCAGATTGGCATTCCCGACTGGCTAAAGAGGCTATAAACACAGGCTACATTACGACTCCATCCGGTAGGCAGTTCGCTTTCCCTGACGTGGTGCGTAAGGCCAGTGGTCGCGTGACTAACTTCACGCAGATCAAGAACTATCCTGTGCAGTCATTTGCTACAGCAGATATCGTACCGATTGCTCTGCTGCACATTGATAAACTGCTTGACAGTATGCAGTCTTGTGTGGTAAATACTGTTCACGATAGTATTGTAATTGATGTTCATCCTGATGAAGAAGAAAGGGTTATCCAAATAATTCAGGAGACTAACGATGCACTGCCTGACTTGATCGCTATACGTTGGGGGTTGGCGTTCAATGTTCCACTAGAACTTGAGGCAAAAATTGGCCCCAACTGGCTTGACACGAAAGACGTGTCGTGATATAACTATGGTTTCTGACTCGAAAGAAGGAGTATAAAATACATGAACGAGATCACTACAATTGATACTAACAACTATGCAGCAATGGCTAAAGCTATGGGCATTGCCAATGAGGGTACGAGTGGCAGTAAGAAGTCTAGTACACTTGCTCGTCTACGCATTCATCACACACCTATCATGGGACTTGCCGAAGTAAATGGCAAGAAGGTGAATGTCGAAGTTGTAGAGGGCGGACAGTACAAGCTGGAGATTCCAGATGGTCCTACCTACTACGCATCTGCTGCACGTATCCGTCCATACATGCAACGCTTTATGTATAAGCGTTTCGTAATGGCTTCGGGCAATGCACCTAACCGTTACATCAAGACTGTCATGGCAGACAATCTAAACATTGACCTCAAGGATAATGATGGTGGCTTTAACTGCGGTAAACCTGCTGGCTACATCCAAGACTTCAAGTCGTTGCCGGAGAAGACACAGGACTTGATCAAGCAGATCAAGCGTGTCAGGGTAATCTTTGGTACAGTTGAACTGGTTGATGCCACAGACGATCAGGGTAATCCTGTTGAGGTAGACGCCACTCCATTCATTTGGGAGGTGGATAATCGTGATGCCTTCAAGGGTTGGGGCGATGTGTTCTCTACCTTTGCGAAGCAGAAGCGACTGCCTATCCAGCATATGGTAGATGCTGCTACTGAGGAGCGTAAGCTGCCCAATGGCAATAGCTTCTTCCTGCCTGTGACTACAGTCAACCTGACTAACATCGTGGATATTGAGCAGTCTGATCAGGAACTGTTCACAGACTTCATGGCGTGGGTGCAGAACTACAATGAGTATATCATCACGACGTATGCAGAGAAAGCTAATCCACATGACGATGATGATGACATTGCAATCACCGATGGCATGATTGATATTGAGGAAGATGAGGTAGCCTAATGAAACACCCTGCTGAACTGGCGTTGCACCAATACATGGAGAATGCTGCTAACGGTAAGTCTACTATGTCACAGGAGACTATCAAGCAAGTAGGTCTTGATGTTATGAGTGCGCTTGGACGCCAGTTTGGTGGGGGCAATAAGCGCGATGAGTTTGGTCTGCGTATGTCTAATGTAGGCAGACCGACTTGTCAGCTTTGGTTTGATAAGAATGAACCAGAGAAGGCGTTGCCCCTACCAACAACATTCGTGATGAACATGATGCTTGGAGACATTGTTGAAGCTGTCTTCAAGGGGCTACTTAAAGAAGCAGGAGTGGAGTATGAAGGCGATAAGAAAGTTACGCTTGACCTTGATGAGAATACATCCGTCTCTGGCACCTATGATATTGTTATTGATGGTGCTGTTGATGATGTTAAGTCAGCGTCTAATTGGTCTTACAATAACAAGTTTGAATCATTCGATACACTGAGCAAGGGCGACTCATTTGGTTATGTGGCACAGCTTGCTGGCTACGCTAAAGCATCAGGCAAACGTGCTGGTGGTTGGTGGGTAGTCAACAAAGCCAATGGCGAGTTCAAGTATGTACCAGCTACAGGGCTTGATGTGGAGAAAGAGGTAGCCAACATTAAAAACACGGCAGAGGCTGTTGAGAAGAACGAGTTCAATCGTTGCTTTGAAGCAGTTGATGAGACGTTCAGAGGCAAGCCTACGGGAAACAAAGTTCTATCCACTGAGTGTGGCTTCTGCCGTTATCGCTTCGCTTGCTGGCCCGGACTGGAAGAACGCCCATCCGTAGTGTCACAGGCAAAGCAGCCTAAGACTGTCGCATACGTATCGTTGGCGGAAGAATATGCCTAACGCAAAACAATTCCGTGCAGCACGGAAATACGGATATAGGAGTGGATTAGAACATAGAGTATCTATCTATCTGGACGAACTTGACATTGATTATTTGTATGAGCAGGTCAAGATTGAGTGGGAAGACTTAGCCTACCGCACCTATACACCAGACTTCGTGCTGCACAACGGCATCATCATTGAGACGAAGGGCATGTTCACTGCTGCTGACAGACGCAAACATCTTGCCATCAAGAAGCAGCATCCAGCACTTGACATTCGCTTTGTGTTCGAGAATAGTAGAAGAAAGCTACGCAAGGGTGCCAAGTCAACCTACGGTGAGTGGTGTATCAAGTATGGATTTAGATACTATGACCGTATCATTCCAGAGGATTGGCTTAAAGAAAAGGGAAAGAACAAGCACCCTAAGTTTATCAAGTTTAACGGAACCAAAGTGAAAAGGAGATAGAGCATGGACATTGAGAACATAGAAGATGAAGACTTTGTAATCAGGATTCGTCCGACTGTAAATAACTCAGAGTGGACAGGAGAGATTGACATTGCTATCATATCATCCGCTGGCAATCCTCTTGATGATGAGGGTTACAGTCAGGTCATGCACTTCTGCAAGATGATGTGTGCCACTGTTCCAATCATGGAGCAGGACGAAACTATTCGTAATCTTGTGCATACATATGTAATGGAAGTTGTTGACAAAGACAGTGACTATGTGCTAGAAGAAGATGAAGATGTGATTATCACTAAGGAAGATGGTAACGTGGTGCATCTGAGTTTCGGTAGCAAGACAAAGGGGAGTGCATGATGACGGACTATGGAAAGATGATACGAGAGTACGAGGAAAAGCAAGCTGATATGGTGAACAGCCCACCACATTACAATGCTACAGGCATTGAGTGTATTCAGGCTATTGCCGCAGCTACAGATGATGGGTTTGAATACTACCTTCAAGGCAACATTATGAAGTATGTGTGGCGATATCGCTACAAGGACAAACCACTTGAGGACTTAGAAAAAGCCCAGTGGTATCTGGACAAGTTGATTGAGGAAGTGATGAGCAATGAGAGTTAAGGTATATATCACTATCGACATTGACCCAGAAGAATACCCCATACCTGCTGATGAGGATGTGGGGCTAGAGATTGAGGATGGCATCCGTGAATATTTCTATGATGTAGAGGGTGCTGAAATTAGACATATGAAAACATTAACGGAGTGAGACACCATGAACAATTATCTACCAACAGACTACCAAAATTTTATCGCCCTCTCACGGTATGCCCGATGGAAAGAGGACGAACAACGAAGGGAGACGTGGAGTGAAACAGTCACACGATACTTTGATTATATTACTAAGCATCTGGTCACTAAGCATGACTATCAGCTTTCTGATTCACTGAGAGGTGAACTAGAAGAAGCGGTGCTTAACCAAGACATCATGCCAAGTATGAGAGCATTGATGACTGCCGGTCCCGCACTTGACAGATGTCATGTTGGCGGTTACAACTGTTCCTATGTTCCAGTTGATAGTCCACGTGCTTTCGATGAGACTATGTACATTCTTATGTGCGGCACTGGTGTAGGCTTCTCAGTGGAACGTCATAACATTGAGAAGCTGCCTATCATCAACGAAGATATGCACGACACGGATACTGTCATAAAGGTTGGTGATTCTCGTCCGGGCTGGGCCAAGTCTCTGCGCGAACTAATCTCCTTGTTGTATGCAGGACAAATTCCTAAGTTTGATGTGAGCGAAGTAAGACCCGCAGGAGCAAGGCTCAAGACTTTTGGTGGTCGTGCCTCTGGTCCCCAACCATTACTGCAGCTTTTCGACTTCTGTATAGAAAAGTTTAAGGGTGCTTCTGGTCGCAGACTCTATCCCATCGAATGTCACGACATCATGTGTAAGATTGGTGAGGTTGTTGTTGTAGGTGGGGTGCGCCGCAGCGCACTTATCAGCCTATCAAATCTGAATGATGACCAGATGCGTCATGCAAAGTCGGGTGTTTGGTGGGATGAACCTGAGAAAAACATCATTCGTGAAGGGCAACGTGCGCTTGCAAACAATAGCGTTGCGTACAAAGAGAAACCGCAGATGGGTACATTCATGCGTGAGTGGCTGTCTCTTTATGAAAGCCATTCCGGTGAACGTGGTATCTTCAACCGTCAGGCTGCTAAGAAACAGGCAGCCAAAAATGGACGGCGTGATATTGACCACGACTTTGGTTGCAACCCCTGTTCTGAAATTATTCTTAGACCATATCAATTCTGTAATCTGTCTGAGGTTGTAGTACGTGCAAGCGATACACAGCAAACACTGACAGAGAAGGTTCGCCTTGCTACAATCCTTGGCACGTTCCAGTCTACGCTGACTGACTTCAAATATCTGCGTAAGATATGGCGAACAAACACAGAGGAAGAACGTCTGCTTGGTGTGTCACTGACTGGCATCATGGACAATGCCCTGATGTCCGGTAAGTCTGCACATCTTGGCATGAACATTGGTGCTACGCTTGAGTCACTCAAGAATGTAGCGGTTGAGACTAACGCAGCTATGGCAGCACAGCTTGGTATTCCACAGTCAACAGCCATTACCTGTGTTAAACCTAGTGGTACAGTATCGCAGCTTGTAGACAGTGCCAGTGGCATTCATGCACGGCACAACCCATACTACATTCGTACTGTTCGTGGTGACAACAAAGACCCAATTACACAGTTCCTTATCTCTGAGGGCATTCCTGCAGAACCGGATGCGACTAAGCCTGACAGCACTACAGTGTTCAGCTTCCCTATGAAGTCACCAGACAGTGCTGTGTGTCGTACAGATATGTACGCTATTGAGCAGCTTGAACTATGGCTGATCTATCAGCGTCACTGGTGTGAACACAAGCCTAGTGTCACCATCTCTGTGAAGGAACACGAGTGGATGGATGTAGGCTCGTGGGTATATGAACACTTTGATGAAGTGTCAGGCATCAGCTTCTTGCCTTTCAGTGAACACACATACAAGCAAGCACCTTATCAGGACATTGATGAAGAAACTTACAATGAACTGTTGACAAAGATGCCAAAGAGTGTAGACTGGTCAAAGCTACAGGAGTTTGAGAAGGAAGACACCACATCAGGTGGACGTGAGTTGGCTTGTACTGCTGGCGTGTGTGAAGTAGTAGATTTGGATGCAGCGTAAGAAAGGAGTTGACAATGGTAGGAAAGATTGTTATACAGGAAGTAATGGAACACGAAGATGGTTCGGCTACTGTAACATTTGAGTGCGACAATGAAGCAAAAGAAGCACTTATTAGTGAGGGAATACTGTCGCTAATTACAAAAGCAGTAGATAAATATAATGAAGATTACAATTGGATGAAAGGAGAAGCCGAAAATGAAGATTAAATTTGATACACACACAAAGGATGTTGCTGCTGCAGCGGCTGCATTCAGTACACTATATGCGTACTGCAAAGACTTGACACTGAATAAATCATCTTGGGGTGAAGAGTGCTTGAATATCTATGGTGAGATTGACTCAACTAATATGAGTGTATTAGAGAGTGCCTTGCCAGATGGTACGTTTAATGAAGACGCAGATAAACTATGAGCAACTTAATGCTTATGCTAATAGCTATATGGATAACCACAATAGGTTTGTGGTGGGAAATGTATAGCCTTCGTAAGTGGATGGAAAAACAAACAGAAAAGGATAATTAAAATGGCAGAACAAAATAAAATCACTATTAACGATCAAGAGTACGACTTTGATTCGCTTGGTGAGCAGTCACAGTACTTTGTCAATCAAGTGCGTAATTTGAAAGCACGTATTGCTGAAGCAAGGTTTAACCTAGATCAACTTGTTGCAGCGGAAGATGCCTTCAGTGCCGCACTAATTAATTCGGTAAAGCCTAGTGAGCCAGAAGAAAAAGCAGCAGAGTAAATTAGTTTGGAAACAGGGTGAGGATTGGGTGCAGTTTAACCCTCCTCGCCACCATCCAAGTTACGAAGAGTGGTTGAAACTGAAAGAAAAGGAGAAGAGAGATGTTGATGGAAAGATTTAAAGAAAACCCTTATACTGGTAAGCCTATGTATTACAAAGATAATCCAGAGGCAATGACTAGAAGAAATAAAAATAGAATGTGGGTGAATGGGAAATATATTTCTAAGTCACATCCTTTACATAAACCCGGACGCTACAAATCTCTTGACGATGCATGGTCGCATTCACAGATTGAAAGCACTAGTCAGGGTGAAGTATATGCCATTGTTAATGACGCTTGGCCTGATTGGATAAAGGTAGGCAAAGCCAGCATTGCGGAAGACCGTCTAAATGGATATCAAACATCTTCACCCTTTCGTGATTACTCTATAATTGCTACACTCTATACAGAAGATAGGCATAGTAAAGAACGAGAGATGCATAAAGTATTTCAGCATTTTGCAAAAGAACGTAGAGGTGAATGGTTTAAAATTGATAAAATAAAAGCAATCAATATATTTAATATTCACGCAATGAGTGAACTAAGTAAGGAGGTTGAGAATGAACGAAATTCTATTTAGACACTTTGAAGAGGGTTATACTGCTTTCAATAAGGTTTCACAGCGTAACGGAAGATTTCATCACTACGCAAATCCAGTAAAAGTGAATAACCCTCGTACCTTTACATCCCATCGTGAGTGGCAAAGAGGATGGAATACTGCATACTTTGAGAACTTGGAGAAACTGAATGAACTTGGAGCAAGAAGCTAAACAATGGATGAAGGAGAAAAGGATGAGCGATATAAAGGCCGACTATTACCAAGAGAAGGCTTGTGATACTGCCATCTTCCCTAAGAATAAGGCTATGGAGTATCTCACTCTTGGCCTTACAGGGGAGGCTGGCGAGATTGCAAACAAGGTCAAGAAGTTTATTAGGGATGGTGCCACTGAAGATGAGTACCTAGCTAAGAAGATACAGATTGGCTATGAGATTGGTGACGTATTATGGTATTGTGCAGTATTGGCAGAAGAAATGGGGATGAACCTTGGACACATCATGGAGAACAACTTACAGAAACTTGCTGACAGGAAGGCTCGTGGGGCTTTATCAGGCAGCGGGGATAACCGTTAAATGGTCTATATACTTGGTGCTTATCAGTTGGCTACTGTACGTAATAGGCATGGCAGGTTTAGAAAATATCTGCGGTTGTACTAGAGATTTAAATAATTGGTGGATAAAAAATTAGGGGGCTTAATTGCCCCCTTTTTTATTATCGCATTCCTATTTTTTCCCAACCTTTTGCCATATCAGTTAGTATAGAATAGTTGTAATATTCACCCTCTTCCGGCTTTCCATACACTTTATGATATTCCTCATATGCTTTATTCTGATAAATGGATTTAATTTTATTAAACTCGCTTTTGCCAATTGTATCGAAACCGTATCTCTCTACTCCAGCATACCTAGAACGATGTCTAGCAAGTTTCATAATTTGAGATTTATAGTCATCAATTAGATCAATCAAAAATTCAGCTTGCCTAACTCCGTCAAGACTTTTGTACTCTTCACTATTTTGCAGGATAGGTACTATGTACTCCACAGAATATTCACCTATAAGATTACCAATAAGCGTATCTGCTTCTGGTACACCTGTTTTTGATAGCAGCCTTCTAGGTGATACTTTTAATCTCGCCATTTCCTTCTCAAGAAAATTACGCCTATCTCGCAAGAGAATACCCGCTACTTGACGTGTAATAGGAATCTGTCTACGCAATGGCTCATCCCTTGTTCCCGGCTGAAATACCTCTGGAGCGGTGTACTGCGGAAGCCAAGAACTTTGGCTAGTAAACTCCTGAATGTTTTTCTGTAAGGCGTAGTTCATAGGAATACGTGCTGTTGACTTTGTTACAATTAAGTCAAACAAATTAGATGAGTCAGTTTGCCGCGCAATAACTTCGTCATCAGGAGATAGCCACGTATTTGCAATATCCTGACCTGCGGTTATAGGAATTGTGTATGTACTAAACAGATTGGCTATATAGTTTCCACCAATTTTAGCAGCCTTCTGATACATATCTTGATCGTCACGCAACAAATCACGAATAGCACCATCAATAGCGTATGCTCCAAAACCTGCTCTCATCTGTGTACCAGTTAGTGCTTGGATTGCGTCTGCTACAAATCGTGTGTCACCTAAAACTGGATCGTTGTTCTTCCATTTTACATACAAATCAGCAGCAAATAGATATGGAGCAGCAGGAAAGAATGGACGCATATCGTAGGTACGTCCATCATCCATCTTGTATTCATACCATCTTTCACCAGCATTTTCACTTCCCCTGAAAGCTACAGCACCTGCTAAAATACCAGTACCTACAATTGCTTTTGCAATTTCTTCGTAGTTATCGGAGTCTTTTGCAAAAGAACGAGCAGCACCCTGAAATATATAGGCAGGTGAATATTCATAAGTAAATCTCAAGGCATTCATAATAAATCTAGGAAAAGGTACTAGCGAAGTTGTCAAGAATGGTGCAGAGTGTATAGCACTTATAAAAGCCTTGCCAACTGTGGTATTAGGTGTTGCTTGATACGTAAAATACAGTGAATCCTTAATCGCTTTATCAAGCATCTCCTGTCCACGCTTATCACCGAAAATAGTTTGAAACTTTCCCTCTTCAATAATATTTAGCAAATTAAAGTCTTTGGCTGTCACATCCTTGCCTTCAGACAATTGCTTTTGAAATGCTTCATTAAGTTGACGTTTTAAAGAACCAGAAAATGCAGCCTGTTTGAAAAAGTTATCAGTAAGTTGGTTTAGGGCATTTAGTTCCATTGCAATTGCTCTGGAAGCATTCATGCCTTTTTTCTTACCTGTTTTACCGTCAATGTCACGAAGTTGACGATACAATGCTTCTGCTTTTTGATCGAAGCCCATCTGAAATATTTCTTTAATCGCACTAGATTCTTTAGTATTCATCATTCCATAAATTATTGACATGGAATCTGTATTAGGATCGTTAAAGTTAAAGCCTTTTTTGCCCTTACCAAAACCTACAGTTTTAAGGCCAGATGCAATACCACGATCAACCAGCTTTGTTACACCGTCAATACCTGCACGTCCAAATCCACCTACGCCGTTACGAACTGTTGTCGCAGTTTGTGAAGTCATAGCAGCAAGACGAATTGTGTCCAGTTTTCTAGCCAATCCATCCACTTCTGCCTTGTCATCGACCGCATCAGATTTAGTCAGTGCAAGACGAACATCACCTTCATTCACTGCTTCTTCAAGTTCTTTAATTTTCTTCAATGCTTCTTCATCAAGGCCAAATATCTTATTGGCAGCAGCATTATTAAGACGCACTTGCAATCGTTTTGCTTGGGCCATCGCTGCACCACGTCTACCCCAATCAGATGCATCTGCCATTACAAACGCACCGAAGTCTCCGTGAGTAAGTTTATACTTATCTAATATACTTCCATATAATTTTTCTGCCTTCTCCGGGTCTTTCTTAGCCACCACGTCAAAAGCACGTGCTACAAACTCTGTAATACGTTCCTCTGGTGCCTTTTCCAAACCTGCCTCTGCAGCAAGTTCGACCATACCAGCGTAGACACGTAGTGTTTTCTCTGGTGTCATACTCATATTGAAGTCAGGCTCTAAATCTTTACCTTCCTGCATTACATCACGTACAATGTTACCCTTAGCGACTTCATTTTCGTCAAGCGCACGAAGGCTAGGCAAGCTGTCTTTCACCTGCTTTGCAAGTTTTTTATTTTTCTTATTTTTAGTGAGCGTTTTTGCTGCTGCTATAGTTGCCTCTTCTTCTTGCTCAAGAACTTTTGCCACAAGGTCAGGCGTGTCTTTTTCAATATATTTTTTAACACCGCCTTTACCCGCATAAACTACACCAGCAGCAGGAAGAGCCGCACTTAGGCCAAAAGCCAATGCGGTTTCACTTGGATTATAGTCTTCACGCAGATCTGCAGTAATCTCTGTGTTTTGCGCTGCGACATTTTGTAATGACCCACCAATACCTTCTGCAATGACGGTAGTTTTGATAGGATTTGCGGCTGCTTTTGTAGCTAGTGTAGTAAATGGGGTTTTGAGGGATTGCATCAACGTGCGATTTACGGCAACCTTCGCACCTGTTTGTGCAGCAATACCACCTGCCTTACCAGCACCGGGTAGTATCAAGCCAAGATAGGTAGAAGGTGCCGTGAGAATACCCTCTGCATAATCTGCAGTAGCAGTAAGAAAGCCATCAGCAAATGCTGGCATTTCGTTAAATGTTTGATACAGAAGACGGTAGTCACTAAGACGCTGCGCAGCCTTTTCACGAGTTTCCTGCGTTAGATCAGGTGTTTCAGTTGCATCTGCAGCAGCAGCAGACACATAACGATAGTCACCACCAGCCGTAATCTCATTGACGTTAAAAGAACGAAAGTGTTCAATATACTCTTCCATAGCCACGTCAGGGTCTGTGATGTTTGTCATACCCAAACGGTCTTGTACAAAACGTACTGCGGCCTCACGTACAGCAGAATTATTTTCTATATTCTTATGTGCGGTAATAGCCGTAGCTTCGTTAATATCTTCAGGCTCTTCTTCTGCTTCAATAAACTGACTTAATACACCTGTAGTTACGGGTGTATCTGCAGCAACTTTTTGGGGTGTTTCTCTCAATAAACCGGGCTGCTGATCTTCTTCTTCTTCTTCAATGAACTGATCTAGTACACCCATAATTATTTCCTCGACATCAAGCCGCCACGATTTTTACTTTGGGTTGGAGGCGGGAAAGATGTTTTAACGTCCTCTACATCCCTGCCTGTGGCTTTAACATATGCAGATAAAGCAGTTTCATATTCTTTTATTGTTTTTGCTTTTCTCATCTGCCTAGCTAATTCTACTGGGGTAGACTTTTTTACCTTTTCGGAAGTAATACTATTTTTTTGTTGGTCTATTTTTTTCTCAACTTCTTTAAGTATTGCATATGCTTCTGACTTGGTTACGCCAGTTGCGGACATAATAGCATTTACCTTTGATACTCTACCCGCCAAAACAGGCAAATCTTGTACTGCATCCACTGCCATCTGCATTTTATCTAGTCCACTGTCTATTTCAATTCCCGCATCTTCAATAGCCATTTTTGCTACTGCGGGGTCTTGCCCTTTTTCTGTGGCTATTTCAAACACAGAGAAAAATGCAGGATTTTTGTAGCCTTTAAGTTTTGCATCTGCAATAGCATCTTCAATAGACACACCTGCTGCTAAAGAAACATTGAGAAGACTCTCTGCCCCCTCTGCAGTGTCAGGATAAGTACGCCGTAGTTTATCGCCTTCCGCTATAGTGGCTGCTGTAGGCGTTGTTGATACTGTCGGCTGTTCGTCACCCACTTTATCAGCCCCCAATGCAGCAGCAGTCTGTTCAGAAGCAGTAGCGGCAGGGCTGTCTGTTGTGGTAACAGGAGCAACACCGAATGGCACAGCAGCCAAAAATGCTTCAACATCCAATGCAGGATCAAGAACAGAAAGCTGATCTTCTACTACCTTTTTCGATACGTTTCTTTTTGCTGCTTCAATGCGGTCATATATAGCCATCGCATCAGCTTCTTCTTCTGAACTACGAAGTCGGGCTTCTTGTCCTGCACCACCGCCTTTGATTAGGTCAGCAATACGGGCATGGGCGTCTCTTTCTGTTTGGTCGAACCCCTGCAAGACATTTTTTTCTTCTGTTTCTATGGCTCGTACAAAAATACTAGACCAAGAGTTCATCTTTGCTGCTGAAGTAGCACCTTTAGGCTTGTTCTTTTCTATAATTGCTGCTCTTTGATTGAGAATAGCTACCTTTGCAGCAAACTGTTCCGGTGTGATAAGTTTACTGTCTACTTGACGATTTAATTCTTCCCTCTCTTCCGCAATCTCTTCACCTACGGTTTTACCCGGTTTACCTGTTAATTCTAGCTTACGAGCCTCAAGTCTATCCACTTCTGTTCTGTCAATCTCTCCAGTTTTCTCGTAATTATCCATCATATCATTAAGGGCAAACTCTATTTCTAGGTCAATACCAGCAAAAGGATTATCAGAAGTTTCTGCAGCTTTTATTTTTATGCTACGATTTACGGCTTTCAGTTGAGTTTGTATATTTCTAGCTTCATCTGAACCTGCGGGAAACCGTTTAAGCTGCTCTTCTAACACAATTTTCATGTCTTCTTCATCTTTAGTATTCAATACCGCTTGTTCTTGCTCATTACGCATTTTAGTGTACTTCTCTAAGAGGACAGAATCTTCCTGTACATTTTTCAAAGCAAGTTTTTTGTTTGCATAATCCAAGCGTTCTGCAGGAGTTTTATCACGAAGCGAAAACTCTTCAGCCTTGAATGTTATTGTCGGAAGTTGAGCAAGGGTAGTAACGTCAGAACCGTATAATGCACGAATTTCTTCACCCGCCTCTTGCATGGCACGACCAGTAACGTCAATATCTTTACCCAACACAACACCAACAAGAGTACGTCCAGTGCCTGTATCCATTCCTTCTGGAATACGATAGTCTGTAGCAAATGTTTTTGGCGCACCCGCAGCGGAAATAGCATAGTCATCAAGAGTTGCCAGTGGTGCATCTAAGCTGGCTCTATCAAAATACTGCATGATATCATAACCATCATCTTTAGCTTTCTGTAATTCGTCAATTCTTTGGTTAAACGCTTCTACACTACCACGTTCTTTTAGTAGACCACCTGCATAGGCAATGGCTCTTTCTGCGTTGGCGTCACCTCCCAATACAGCGTAAGCACGTTCCAGTGCTTTTTTATTCTCTTCGATTTCTGCACGGCGTTTGTCTTGATCTTTAATAGCACGTTCAAGCTGAAACTGTTTCAGTTTATCTACACGAGTATTAATGCGTTCAATACTGTCTTTAAGGGCTTTGTTAGCTTCTGTAGCAAAACCTGTAACAAAACCTTCACCAAATGAACCTAAATTAAGAAATGACATATCAAGAACCTCTGGACATTATGCCGCCTACACGTTCTTCGGCAGCTTTTTTCATGCTATCAATAACAGGTTGTGCATCAGAAGGTTCAGTAGTTTCTTCTTCCCCTTCCATTTCTTCTTCTTTAAATTTAGTTACAGCAAGATCAACCAGAGAACTGCGTGTTACTTTATCTTTTTCAAGACCACTTGTATATTTAATACCGGCAGTATCGCCAATCAACATAATTAGTTCAACAAGTACAGGCAGGATCAACATACCTACATCAACACTATGTTTACCCTCCATGACACTACCTAGTTGCATTGTGTTGGCAATGGTAGTTACAGGTATTCCCATCTCCATCACATCTAAAAGTTGTGCCGACACTTCTTCCGACTGAAGTCGAGGAAGATAATAGTCCAACGCTTCTTCTACAGTTGTATACTGTGCAGGTTGTTGCCAAGGACGTGAGCCAAGTTCAGCAGTTAATGATTGACCCGGAATAGGTGCATCAAGTTTAGGTTGCATCATTATGTCAGCCATCTTTTATTTCTCCACGTTTCTTTTGAATTGTTTCAATATAAGAAGCTATACGTCTTGAAGGTTGCAGTATGTCATCATCATTTGCATTCGCCACCCGTTTTTTTGGTGGACCCATCAGAGTATTTTTAGACGCAGGAGTTTCTTCTGGCATATTTTTCATAGCCAGTGAAAAGTTTTGATGTAATATAGGTGTAGGATTAGTTATCATAATTTTTTACCCAAACTCAATAAATGCACTACCAAGTGTGCCAATCAAACCGCCTAATGCACTACCAGCCGCAGAACTACTTGCTGCCTTTGTTGCCGCTGCTTGCGCATCAGCACTAAGTTGTGCAACAGCTAAGTTATTTAAACGATTAAGTTCATTATCTGCTGCTTCCCAAGCATACTCCATGCTATCAGCATAATATTGCCACAGATTATCATATGCAGTTTTACTAATATCCAAGATAGCAGAAGCATTAAGTTCGTTAGCACGATTAACTGCAGCAGTATCTGCTGTAGCAATCTGTCTACGCCATTGTGCATTTGATTGTGCAATCACAAGCTGGTTCTGTGCATTGAACTGGTCACGCTGATTATTCATCTCAGCATTAAACCGCTCTACTGTATTAGCCTGACCAGCATTAAACTGTGCCTGTGCATTAGCCTGTGTAGCATTGAACTGAGACACTTGCGTAGCAAGGTTAGCAAAGAACTGGTCAACTTGATTTTGACTAGAAGCATTAAACTGACGTGCAGCATTAGCTGCTGCCTGATCTGTAAACAATGATTGAGTACGCTGCTGTGCCTTAAACAGTTCAGTCTGCTGCTGATTACTAAGATTAGCCATATCCATCTGCAAGAAGGACTGTGCGTTATTTACAGCAGCTTGCTGACGGTTATTCAGGTTCTGTGTATCAAGCTGTGCCAGTGCCGCAGCTTCTGCCATAACCATAGCTTGTGAGTTAGACAAGTTATTCAGGTTCATGGTATTAACAGCACGGCTATTCTCAAGTTGTACTTGCTGCTCTGCCGTAAAGTTCATATTAGCAATGTCACTAATCCTAGCGGCATTTTGAACACGAGCCTGAAATGCTTGGTCAAACTCTTGACCCATAAAGGTAGCACGTTGCTGTGCAGCCAGCATTGCACGTTGTTGTCTATTAGACAGGTTCTGTGCTTCAAACTGTGCAGTTGTAGCAGCATCTGCCTGTGCAATAGGAAGAGCAGCCTCAAGCGTGGCCTGAACAATTGCCTGACCAGCGAGGCTACTTGCGCCTAGTCCACGTGCAGCCATCTGTGCTGTAGCATTACGCATAGCACCAGCAGCCCATGCAGGTGGATTGGCAGCATCAAAGTTAGCAGTAAGCTGTGCAAGCTGACCTTGTACAGTAGCCTGTGTAGATGGTGTAGCTTCTGCTGCTTGAATCTGTTCTGTAAACTGTGCAGCCTTAGTAGCGTCTGCCGCTGCACCACTGATAAGTTCACCAGCCTGAATCTCACGCTGTACAGGATTATCTATTAGTGTAGCATTTCCTTGCGCTGCTGTCAAGTCTCCAACACTGGATGCTGTTTGCTGGGCCGCTGTGACCTGCGCACGTGGGTCTACAGTACCTTGTGCTGCCTGTGTAGCATTCATAGCTGCATCAACGGCTGGTGCGGCTTGTGCAGCCTCCATGATATTTGCTTGCTGTTCTTGTGGGGCAGCAGCTTGTTGTGTTGCAGCCATAGCTGTAGGCACTGCAACTGCACCTGTCACTGTACCAGCACCGGGTTGTATGTACTGACCTGCTTCAGTAGGAGTAAGTGCTGCTTGTGTTACACCACCCGCTGGCAATCCCGGCTGGTACATACGTTGTACAGTAGATTCACCGATATTATCTGGTGTTTCTGTTTGTGCTGCAGGTGTGTCTGCTTGTTGTTGTTGTGTACCCTGTGCTACAGTACCAGTGTTTGCAGCAGGTTTTGTGACGGGTTGAATAGGCGGCATAGGCTGTGCTACTTGTTCAAACTTTAATGGTTCACCTACAATGCCACCCTCTTGATACTTCTTACGTACCACACCACCCTTTGCCATCTGCATAGCCTTCTGTTGGTATGTCTGCATCTGCTGTTGACGCATAGGGTCTTGAGCAAGGTAATCTTGAAAGCCCTGCATATTGCCTTGATAACCCATGGCACGTGCAATCTTCTCCATGCCACTAGGTTTAAATGCTTTGAACATTGCCATACCTTATTCCCTACTCAATACTTTGTCTAGCTTATCTTCAACACGATGCAGTGCATCCATGACCTGCCTCATATCATCACGCAATTCAAACTTGGTTGCGTACTCTTCACGTGTCTTGTTCACAAGGATGTTTATTCGCTTTTGTTCTTTGTTTTGTTCACTAAGAAACCAAGCTACCCCTGCCACAACAAGGCCAAGTAACATATCAATGAGGCTGGTCATTTCCACTGGTCAACTCCTACGCTGTGTAGGATTTGCCAGCAGAGATAGCGGCATTGGCTGCTGTCATGTCTTCTGTAGTCCAAAAGTCCTTTGCCACCATAATCTCAAGATGCTCAACATTTCTGTCAACACAGTCCTGCTTATCTGCGGCATCATCGTCTGCCATTGCATCTCCAGCAATGATTGCATTGATAAGGTCAACGCTGTGACCCATCGCTGTGTAGTGCTGTGCGATTTGTTCTGCTGTGATTTCGTCCATTTTATACTCCTTTAGTTGGACTCAAGTGCGGCTATACGAGCCTCAAGTTCTTGTATGGTTGCCACAAGAAGCGGCACAAGTTTTGATTGGTCAATGCCCTGATAGACTGCGTTACCATCGGCATCAACCTCATCTTTTGTTCCTGTGATTGCCTCTGGAACAATGTCCTGAACCTCATGTGCAAGGAAGCCATCAACAGTTCTATCGGCATCTGCAATAAAGTTGAAGCGAACAGGATTAAGTTGCTTCAGGCGTTCAGTTGCGCCTGTCATATCAATCACGTTCTCTTTGAGGCGGTAATCGGATGAGGTGTTGTAACTGACACCAGTTGTTCCATTCATGTCGATTGTGCCGATTGATACGTCTGCACGACTAAACTTTATAAACCTATCTCCATCTCCAGATGATGAAGTTTTTTCAATAAGGACAAAACCACCATTATCATTATTAGCTTGCAAAGCTAAACTGCCTAGCGACCTAGTGCCAACGCCTGTTCCAAATTCTGCGCTTGTTCCATTGTGAACAATTCTAGGATTACCATCGCCATCCGACAGCACGATGTAGTTGCTGGATGTGCGGATGTCTAGGCCGCCTTG